GCCTTACGGAGTTTATCAAGAGAAGGACTGATGCTATACCCCAGCTCGCGAGTAACGAGACTATTAACTGCAACATGTACTTGTTCGTCACGACTAATATCAGCAGATACGGTTCTCATCCCAGCGTCACCATTAAACCTAAAGAAGGGTAATAGGACGAAAAAGATTGAACGTTCAGCAACCATCGCTTTAACGATAGTGTGATCAGGATGTTCTGTCCAGGCATTACGCAATGCAAAGGCTTCTTTTTCAACTTTCGGATCAATACCCCAAGCATCGGCGACATAACCCAAAGCGAGATCGTGTTTAATTTCATCTTGGACGTTGGATTCCAAGACCTCCCTAGCCAAAGATGGAATTTCAGAGGCGAGCGCATCACGGATAAAATCTCCCACAGGTAGTTCCATATGCCGCAAGGCAAGAGCACGGAGAAGAGCCTCCTCCGCACCCTCCTTGCAGTTCCCTTTGGTAGTAGCTACAGGTGTCCAAGTCCTCTTGCGTTCGAGTAGTTTTTGATAAGGATTCTTCATTCTTGACAATCACAGGTAAATTCTTCATCATTAAAAAGTGAGGCAAGATAATCGTCAACTTCGCTTTCATCTAAAGCAGCATAAGCAGAAGATTTATCCTGCGTATCTCCCATTACTTGAAGTGCGTAATAGAGACTAGTCTGGGGACTATTCAGCCACTCTTCGATAAAGGCGTTGTCATATGTAACAACATCACTCCAACTATTGAAGCTATACCCATGAAGAAGCCCAGTGCGATCAAGCATTGTCATCAGTCCATCAGCCACACGCTTGTAAGCGTCCCAGCCAACTTCTGATGCAATTTCTACAGCGCCATAATCATATGACTCAACACCAAGGGTGCCAGAATCTCGATCAACATGACGTGAAATAGGTGGTGCAATCTCTGGCGTACAAGTGTAGCCGTCGATGTCTTTGCTGCGGTAACTGCAGCTAGCGGTGGGAGCAATAGCAAATGCACGATCCATATTAAACTGTCGTGCAATACTTGCTGCTGATTCAATCCCACTTGCAAATTGTGATACCAACTCAAATGCTGGTGTTTGTACGATTTCACCTTTGTTGTACTGCTCAAGTGCACGTCCGAATTGTTCGTAGCTAACGCCTACACGACGCAACAGGTTAGCCAGACCAAGCATACCTAGTCCAACTTGTCGGTCAATGTCTGGCGAGAGATATTCACCCGATTTTTCAACTCCAGTGGTTGAGTGCAGTGCACACAATTGACCCATGCCTTCTGCAAAAGCTCGTGGAATATCGTCGAATTCGCAGGCACCCAGATTGATATGTTGTAATAGACAAGTTCCTCGGCTTGGCAGGTACACTTCAAGGCAAACATTACCTCGTACCCTGTTGCCGTTCTTGTCATACTTAATTTTGTTTAACCAGATGTCACCAGAGGCAATGCCTTGAAGGATTTCCCGTTTGTACGGGGTCTGTTGCCACATGTCATCGTTGATGTTGATACATCGTTTGACCCAAGGAAGCTCATGGCGGGGAGTTGTGATAAACTCCAAAATATCCTCATGGTCGCAATCAATATGCAACACCACAGCGCCGTTTTTGAATTTACCACCACGCCGAAGGATTTCATTGAGTGTCGAGTAAATTTTACCAAAAGATACTGGACCACTAGCAGTCAAACCTTTACCATTCTCTGAACCTTTTGGTCGTAGATTAGTAAGGTGAACAGCTACACCAGCTCCATACCGTAAAGCGTGGCTAACAAACCGCCAAGACGCTTCAATACCTTCAGGACCCTCCATAGAGTCATCAACTACAAACACAGTGCAGCTGACAGGCAACCGAGATTCAGGGTCGTCAATCCAGCTTTGGACACGACCAGTACGAGAAATAAAATTAGACATTAGACTAGATCAGACAAATCAGGTGGTTGATAATTAGGTCCTTTAAGGACTTTACCGTCTTCACGGTAGATCGGTTTGCCGTCCTCTCCAAGTTTGGACATGTTTGATTCATGGACACGGACCATTGCATGATCCAAGTCCCAATTCATGTTCTCTGCATATTGATAACAAACGTAAACCAAATCAGCTAGCTCTTTCAAACAATCAGCTCTGGTTTTAATTTCCATGAACTTCATGTTGTATTCAGCTTCAATAAATTCCTTAAATTCCTCAACGATCAAACGTTTCTGTCTCTCCCTCGAAGTCAAGGAGTTCTGTATATTGTACGCTCTTCGGAACTCGATTGCTTGATCGGACAACATGATTCAATTCGTTTTCTAAATAGTGGATAGCTTTTTTGAGATCTTCAATTGCCGAGTCTTTATATCCAGCACGGCAGATGTATTTAATGGCGCACCCAAGATGATAGTTTAGATTTTGATCTCTAATAAAATCCCAGACTTCTATTGATCCTCGGGTGTAGTAGGATGGTGAGTTGGCCATTTTTTTATTAAATTTGAAATGGTGTTAGAAAGTACAAAGTTTTGGTGTTGTAATGACACAAAAATGGTAATAATATCTTCTTTTTTAGCCTGTAGCAGGAGATCTTGCAGTCGTCTCATCTTGAACGATTGCTCCATCGTTAACTCTGTAATCGGCATCGGGGGACCAAAGGATGGGTCGTTGTCTTCCAAAGTCATAGTCATCATTAGTGAGGATCTTAGCTAGTCGTGCATTTTGTAGAGCAACATCTTCACTAAGATCTTTTTCTGCAAATGCTTTGATTACTGTTTGCCAGGAGTAACCATCTTTTTCAAATAAAGCTTCAGCTCTTTTGATTCCGATACCAGGGACACCTGAATAACCATCTGTTTGATCACCTGCCAGTGTCTGAATTAAATGCCACTTGGCACCTTCTTCTGGTGTGACTGTGAATCGATCAGTTAGGTTGTATATATCTCCAGGTATCTGACGCATATCTTTATCAGGAGATACGATCACATTACCTGGATACTTGGTAGCGTAGATACCCATAGCATCGTCAGCTTCCAAATGAGGTAATTGAATGACACGATAATCGTTCATCAACGCATTGATTACACGCTTGTATCCACAAGGTTTCTTACGATTACGGTGTCCTTTATATGTGTCCAGTATATCTTTACGGAAGTTTTTAGAATCCGAAAAGAACAACACTGGTGCAGCAAATCCACCAAACTCTAATTGAATGTTAATGAGTTCTTTTTGAACATTCTTGTAGGCTTCACTAAACCTAGACGTAACAAGGATAACATCGTCACCCCAATCTATTTCTGTTTCAGCAGCTGCACAGCTTTTATAGACAATATAATCTGCGTCAATAAATAACTTCATTTACCTTGTCCCCTTCGGAGTTTACGTCCGTGTGAAGGACGGCTCCTAACACCATTACCTTGTCGTGTGTGCTTAAACTTAGCACGGGATTCAAACTCAATCGAGGTCAGTGATTTTTTCTTTTTCATTAGTGTACTTCGGACCAGTTTTTTCCAATTTTTGATTCTGCAGCGATTGGGATTCTAAGGTTGTAGAACTCTCCAGCCGCTGCAGCGCTATATACCAAGGATGTTGATAAATCTTTTGCATGTTCAGGATCACACTCAAACTGTAGTTCATCGTGGACAAACGCTAGTTGTGAGCAGCATAGTTTAGTTTGTTCAATAGTCTGTTGGTTGATGAGCATCCAACGTTTAGCTAAGACCGCCGCAGATCCCTGTAAAAGATAGTTGAGAGCTTTATGTGACGAGTCAACCAGTATCTTACGTTGGTCAATTGCCTTAACAAAACCTCGATCCCCAGCAGATTTAACTGCAGCAAGTAGATCACCAAGTCCATCAATGGCACTAACGTAAGCCTTACGAATCTCGGACCCCTTGGCTTTTGCTTTCTTGTCTGAAAGCGATGAATCAAATGATTTCCCAATTTTAACATCCCCTGCTCCATACAGGAAAGCGTACGTTACCGTCTTAACTTGTTTACGTGATATACCAATCTTGTCTGCGTTTACTTGGTGGATGTCTCCGTTAAGGAGGATGTCGGCATATCTGCCAGAATCGTACCTGGCAAGATAGTGAGCAAGCATCCGAAGCTCAATGCCACTAAGATCAGCACCGACCATAATTTGGCCTGGAGTAGGTTTAAATAGTTCTCTGAATCGTCCGTCACTCGGTACTTGCGCTAAGTTGGGATTTTTATGTGACATCCTAAATGTGGCACACCCAACACTACAGTGGTGATGAATACGACTAGCAGTCGTACATAGCTTCAGCCATGCGTTCGTGCCTTCCGAGATCATCCCCAATTTCTTCGTAATATCTAGACACTTCGCAAACTCTGCCGCTATTGGGATCCCACCAGCAGCAATCTCCGCCAGAGTGATTTCGTCGATAACACTCTTCCCAGTAGGAGTCGTCGGGATACCCGTCACTTGATAAAAAGTCTTCAATATCCATGCGATATGATCTCGTGAGGTTGGGTTTAGTTCTTTGAGTCGGACTGATTCGCACCCAGCATAGTAGCCTTGTGTTTTGTTATTTCTTTTAGGATTGAACGTCGAGCCTTGGACGAAAGGGTGCCTGTTTCGTAGTACTTCCTTAGTTTCTTCCAGCTCTTTTTGGAGAGTCGATGCAAGCTTCCATGCAGCTCTCTCATCAAAATACCATCCATGTTGCTCCTGTTCAGTAAGGATTTGTGCGACTTGGTGTTCTAGCGAGCACCAGTCAGGTAGGGGTGGAAATGTTTGCATAGTTTGGTGGTGACTACAACATCTTGAACACAATAGTCTTCCATCTCTTGTGACCAGTCCTTCCAATCTGTATCTTTACTGAAAGAACCTTTGTACTCATGAAGCCGATAACCGTAGGACTCTAAAGAGTGGCGTCCATATAGTTGAACTGGCATGTGTTTTGGTTGATTCTTTTTATCAAGTGCCAACATGTCTGGATGAAACAGTCTGCTGAGAATCAGTGTGTCTACAACATCAGGTGGCTTAAAGAATCCATAGAGTTTTTGAATGGCAGGTATATCAAAAGAGATGATGTTATGTCCAGCTATTCGATCTGCTTCCTCCAACATTGTAATACCACGGGTGATTGGCTCTTTAGTACCAACATCGTTGAATACATGTGTCTCGTCATTGTTTGTATCGTAGATTGCAAGGCAATGGATTGAGGTAAGATCATGTAAAAGACCGTTTGTTTCTAAATCAAAAATCAGCATCCTCACCTCTGTGTACACACAGCTGTTGATGGTCCATGAAGTGTACAGTCTGTACAAAACAAAAGAAACCAACAATGAACAATGTTAACCAGCAAAGCAGATCCTTACTTGTTGTTCCAAACATAAGTCTTATCTACAAACTTAGCTTTGGCTACCATCTCAGGTGTTGGAGGATTAGGTGGTTGTACTTTAGAAATCTGGTGTACCGAAGTCTGTTGTTGCGTTGAATTCCTTAGTTTCATTTTGCTCTGTAAATTTGCAAGTGTTTATGTCGTATGCCAGGCTGCAGGCGACGCCAGTTTCGCCTGAATATCTATTTTTGAGGACTCTAACAGTTGTATCAGAGTGTTGAGATCCACTCTGTTGATCTCTTTCGAGTCCGATAACAGCATCAGAAAGTTGTGCAATCGAGTGACTTCCTCTAAGTTGTCCAAGCGAAGTCCTCGCTCCCTCTTCATGTCCATGATCTCCTTGTGTGCGTCGTAAATGTGACACAAGGAACAGGCTGATACCTGTACGCTCAACAAGTGAACGTAATCGTGTCATGGTGGTATCAATCATGCGTCGTTCTTCACCATCAAGTCCACTCAATAGAATGGATAAGTGGTCAAGAAAAACAATCTTACAATCCAAAGCACTGCTAAGATACTCAACACGATTGTAGATAACAGAAGGATCAAAGCTACCAAAGCCATCATAAAGATAAAGATCCCACTTACCTAAAGTATTTGCGTAGATCCCATCAAGTGTGGCTTGATCGTATTCACGCATGTGCAGTGGCTTACCTGATGCTACTGACATCAGACCTAAAGCTGTTCGCCTGTTTGATTCTTCAAGTGCCAAGTAACCAACCCGTTGGCCTGCTTGTAGAAATCCAGTCGCAAGCTGCCGACAGAACGTGGACTTTCCTCCACCTGTCGCTGCAGTAATCGTAACAAGCTCACCGTGTCTTGCACCATGCAGGATTCGGTTGAGTCCACTAAAAGGATACTCATAATCACAAGGGGGTTCGGGAGTAGTGACGAGATCACGTAGCGTTTTACCGTCTACAATCCCATCGGGTTGGTACTGTACGTGCTCGTAGTTACATACAGCTCTGATAGCTTCTGTATCTTCTGCCTGTAAAGCCTCTGAGGCGTCCTTGTAAGCCTCTAGAAAGCCGATAAAAGCCTTGCCAGGTGGTAACACACTGGCAGCCTCTTCAGCCGCCTTCTGGCCTGCCTCATCGTTATCAAAGAACAGAACAATCTTATCGTAGTAGTTTACCCATTCATAGTTGTTTTGAATGGCTTTCTTAGCAGCGGCTGCACCATTAGGGATACTAACGACATCCCAATTTGGTTGTGCTTCCCACACTGACAACGCATCCATCTCCCCTTCGGTGATGACAAGCTTCTTTGTCTTTGTGGTGGTCTTGTGTCGAAACAGTTGCATACCATACAACGTGTTGACCTTACCTTCGCACTTAAAGTCCTTACCTTTACCTCTTACCTTTGCTCCAACAAGCGTTCCACTGCTGTCGTAATAATAGAAACGTAGTTGTTCTCCATCTCTGTAACATTTGAACTTCTCACATGTTCGTTCAGAGATTCGACGCTTTTGCAGCCGTCCGGCTGATCCTCGTAGTTCAACATTGGTGCTCATTGTATGGTGGTTAACAGTGCCGTCACCGTGTACATAGTGGTGACAAACAAAACAAAAAGTGTGGCCATCAGAGTAGATACTGTTAGCATCAGATGAGCCACACTGTGGACAGGCTTCATGCCTTACGAACTCACTTTCTAAATCAACCACTTCAGAGGGATACTTGACCATGAAGTCCATTTGATTCCATGTTTATCGCACCACTGTGCGTATGTGGTTTTTGATTTCTTTGATATTGTATTGAAAGGTGCTTGAAAGACCATACGAAGATCAATGTCAGGGTTTTGTTTGATAACCTCTAAGATCTTCTTACGGTCCTTACTATCCCAGTACCCCTTTGTCTCCAGCCAAATACCATTTGGAAGACAGAAGTCTGGTGTGTAGTTGTGCTGGATGACGTAGGGAACTTTTACTGCTTCATATTTAAACTCAACAGAAAGCTCACCAAGCAGATCAGCAACTTGCTTTTCCAGCTTGGATCGATAAGCCATCAGTCATCAATGGCTTTTTCTACGATCTCTTCGACAATTTCAGATACAGCACGACGCATCTCATACTTAAAGTCAGAGCGGTCCGCTTTGTATCGCGTGACTGTGATTTTGGGAAGCTCAACGGTGAGCGTCCCTTCATAGAGACCAAGTTCTTGGTTTTTAGTTACGTTGAATTCCAACATCAGAAATCATCCTCATCAATTACTTCTTCTTTTACTGTGACATTTGGATCACCAGATTTAAACCCGTTTGTCTTGCCAAACAGTTCAGCAACTTGAGCTTCGTCCAGATCACCAGTGTCAACACCAGCTGACCCATTAACAGTAACAATCTGAATGCCTTGCAGCTTCAGTGAGGTACCGTATGTGACTCCATCCTTAAGGATGTAAGGCTTTTGATAGAATGCCAGCTTGACTTTAGATCCTGCATAAACAGGAGTGTTGGTGTCAGTGACAGGGGTGCCTTCTGTGTCTACTACAGGAGGTTTAGTCTCATCATTCCAGGAGAACTTGACTTTGTACTTACCTTCAGCGACTTCCTCCCAAGGCTCAGGCTTAAGAGTAGATCGCTTTGGGTTCTTAAGTTTTGACTCAGCCCACTTAAGGGTTTCAGTACGATCAGCATCCAGTTTATCTACAATGTCGTCACCGACAATAGCAGACAATGAATACCCAAACTTGCTGGGTTTAAGTACAGCCTGATAACCTTCAAGAACAACAGGCTCAGGGGTGATAAAGGTGGTGCGTGCCATTAGCAAAAGAAATAAGTAGATTCAATCACTGATTCCGGTTCAAGGTCATCAATGATCGGTGGTTTGGTGGTTGCGCCGACTTGTTCGGCCCATTCGTTTAGATAGTCATGCTCCGCAAATAGGTGCATGTAAGTTTCACGTACGATTGCTGACAGAATAGACATGTCAGTAGCACGACATAAAACCGAATCGTGTATGAGGGCCAGCGGTGCGTTGAAGCGTAGCGCAGAAATGTGGAGTAAGCTTGCATCGAGAGAATGGATGAGGTTAGGTGCTGTTGCGTTCTTGTGGTGTAGAAGATCTACTTCAGAAGACTCTCCAACTGCAACTGATACTTTCTTGACACATCCTAGTAGTTTAAGTTGTAGCTTCTCTACTTGTGGTTTCATCAGCCGTTGCGTGACTGTGAAGCCTGATGGTGTAGTCCAGCTGATCTCTGTTGCACCAGCTTTAATAAGCTCAGCAACAGTAGACTCAATCCATTTCATGACAGCCATGGGACCAGGTACGACCTCATCCATAGCTTGTCTAACAGCAGACACAACTTTAGTTAGCGTGTCCTTGTCAACTTCAATGTTCTTCTCAGCCAGTGCTTCCTTGATGTAACCCCTGTTGCTAAATGGTTTAGCATTGTAGGGTACGGTCATGACTGTACGTTTCGTACACTTACGATCCCATACATCATGTAGACACTCAGGAATGTTAGGCTTACTAACCTCAGCAATTACTTTGTATGCGTCTTGTGGTCTGTCACTAGGTAAGACATTAACGAGCCTAGCTGTTGACGAATCTCTAGCAAGACCAGCCAGAATCTGCAGACCAGAACAGGTCGCATCAACAGCAATAGGCAGACCAGTGTGATGACGATCACACATAATGACACAAGCATAGTACTCCTCACAAGCAGCTAGGAATTGCCAAGGTTCATCTGCACACTCCCATTCATGAACGTACCCAATAGGATCAGTTGCAATCTTTGTAATTAGTTCGTGGTTGTCTTCTGTCCACTTGATACGTTCTTTGATGGGTGCTTTGTCAAGACCACGTTGTGTTGCAACGTGAAACTTTAACCAGTCAACTGCTGTCTCATCTACAAAGCTTTCTTCATAGAAACGTAGCAGTGACTTACCAAAGTCTGTGTCTTGTGGTGTGAGGAATGATGCAACAGGGTATGTCCTACCACGATAGTCGTACGACCAGGGTAGATAGAACTTATCGTAGGCCTCAAACCTACGCACACATTCCATTGTCATACGTGTCCGTACACACTTTTGTATGTGTACACGGTTGTGGTTCTCTACGTCCCTGCGCTTGCGTTTGTAATCAAGCTTCGCTTCCTCGTTCGTGTCAATGTCAAGTGGTTTGTTTGGTAGATCAAGGATGTCTGTTTCTGGCATGAACTTGCCAACAGTACGTCCACGTTCTTCTAGTTGTTTTGCGACATCAACAACAAACTTGTTCAGGGTGAATGCCGTCTTCTGAATCTTGTTCAGGAAACGGTAGGTGGTCTCCCCCTGTATGAATGGTGACCCCCTCCGAACCATGTCGTGGGCTTGCATTACCTCATTTGAAAGATACCCACCAGCTGTGTCCTCAGTCCAATCATTGGGTGGGATCAGCATCGGCCACGTTAGGAATGCATTATCCTGTAACTCTTTGAAGAGTTGATTCTTTGCATCGGCAAAGTAAGCGGTGGGTATTACATAAGTAGTTTTCTTTCTACCATTACTAAAGATAATGATTTCAAATAGGTTAGGTTCTTGACGCATGAGACAATCAAGCAGCCAGTTACCTAACCTCACACGTGTGGATGGTAGCCATTTCTTCCAATGATGTCCACTACGCTCAAGCGTGATCCGTGCGTCCTTGTAGCGTTGATGGGTACCAGCAGCAGAGTGCCAGTACTTCTCCACAACGTAACGCATTAAGCCTGGTGCCTCACGCTCATAGAAGCGTATCTGACACTCTTGTTCAATAGCAGTACCGATTGCTTTCTGTATGTTGACAAGCTTGTTAGCACCTTCAACTAGGCTAAACACCTTGTCGAAAACAACCTTCAGTGTGATACCAGCACAAGCTAGTGGTTCTATGTCCTTGATGTGAGTAGCTATCTCAGCATAGTATGCACCAGCGTTGTTCCAAATGCGATCGTTAATCGTACGCTCAATTGTCTCACATACAGCAGGTAAGTACATGCTCATGAATGACTGAGAAGTCACAAGAGATGAAGCATACTCACGTGCTAATGCTTTGTCCTCTTGTTTGCGTAGTTTCATGGCACCTTGTGCTAGTGCATCACGCTCTAGCTGCCACTGCTGCTCAATCTCAGCCTCTGTAATCATACGCATTCATCATCAATGAGTTGTTCAATAATCAATGAAAGTAATTCATCACAGTGTGGATGATCGCTGATCTCACGTACAAGATCAGCCACAAGCTTGTCAAAGGTGGAATCACTCATCATCATCGGAATAGTAATCTTCGGAGGGTTCGTTGTAGATGTGGTGCACAGCGTCGTGCGTGGCAATGGTGATGTCGTAATCACCAGAGTCCATGAGCCTGTCTACTCTACGTCTAGCATACTCAGCTAGTTGGTAGACATACTCCTTAACTTTGTATGTTTCTTTGTGTCGTGCACGGATGACACATTCAATGCCATCAGGTAATTCCCAACCACCTACTCTCCAGTCCATGAACTCTTCAAAGGTAACTGAAGGGAACATTTCAGAAGGTGCTTGACGCAACACACGTAGGTTATTTGGGAAATACTTCTTGCGTTTGCTGGTTTTGTCTGACATAGGTAGGGATAACATCCTTTAGTTGTGTGTTCATGTCCTTGGACGCTTCAAAGGCTAGCCATGCAGCCTCCTCTAGGTCAGCGGCGAGGATGTAGACTACTTCCCCGCTAGACATGGTGACTTCATACTCTATCATGGTGGGTCCGTGTGCTTCGTGACTGTGAACGTTCGACATAGGACGACATACGATCAAGACGATGGACTAGGTAGAGTAGCTGTGTCCTTGTTAACAGACCTTTGTTATGATCTGTTATGTATGTGTTGGTAAGATGTTCTATTTGTTGGTAGTTCATTTGTTGTTGTAATACTTGGACGTGATGTGATTAGCACGTAGCAGTATCACTGCACTACCAAGCACACCAATAGAACCAAGAACAGCAAGAATAATAGTGTGTTCATTGATCATTACTTAACCTCAATAATCCAGAATTTGGTGTTGCGGTTGCTGTAATGCTTACGCAACTCATCAGCTACTTTACTAGCTTCTTCACGTGTTACATAGTAACCGTGTGAGTCAGGGTAACCGTCTCTAGATTGTGAACGGATACGATACATGATCATCAGTTAACCTCCTTAATTTGTTCAATAGTGTGACTAGGAAACTCAGCATGGAGATGATCAATGAGATCATCCATATCCTTACATTCTTCTACAGTTGCGAACGTCAGTTTGTTATCACGTTCGAGGATAACATCAAAAGTCAGCATTAGTTAACCTCCGAATCAGTAGTTGTCACCAGTTACCATCAACATTGTTGACAATCTCATTAGCACGCAGCTCAACATACAACAAGACAGCGTACTCGATGAGTTCCTGCATGGTCCAGTTCTCATCATCGAAGGTGAGTTGCTCAACGATATAAGCACACATGGATTGATCGAAGTTGTCATCACAAAAACCATCAAGGTAATCAGTGATCACGTCCTCGTGCTTGTCCCAAGTGTCACGTAGGTCAGATGAGTAGATGAAACCGCTAACACCTTGTGACATGCCGTAGTTGCAGATGTCACGCAGCTCATCAAGTGTGAACTCGTGGTCAAGGATGAAGTACAGTTGTTGTGCAGTAATAGACATGAGGTAGTCTGTGTGAATGGGTGGGTCCAT